GAGAATATTGGAATGCATAGTTTCCTACTGTCACCACATTCGGGAAAAGTGTGTTGAAATCACCACTTATACCGCATGAAGTGAATGCATTGTTCGGGATAGAGGTAATCTCTGATATGTTCAAACTGCCGAAATCAAAGTCTGTACAGTGTCCAAGATATTGGAATGCGCCTTCACCTATTCCGGTTACACAAGAACCTACCTTTAATCCTATCACATCACTATTATCCATACCTTCCGGACGGTCTGAAGATGTTATTATCGTGTTCTGTGAATCACATTCTACACCTTCATTGGGTTTGCCATTTAAGATAAACAATAGTTTATATGGTGGTACATCATTTGCAAGTACAACCTCGTCAGTACCCTCGATATATGATGTATTGGGATAGTCGAGTTTGTATTTCTGAGTATTGTAGTCAGCCTGTGTCTTGAATTTCGTTATGTAATTTGCCATTCTATTCTATAGATATAGTCAATGTTTTATTTTTATATTTTTTAACTTTTCAGATTTTGTTGATATTTATTTTTATAGTATCTTTACAATATGAAAAGTGAGTTAGTCAAAGAGGTTTGGAAACCTGTACCCGGTTGTGAGGGTTATGAAGTATCGTCTTTCGGACGTGGAAGAAGTTTGAATTATAATCACACTGGCAAACCTAAAATCTTAAAGTTACAATTAACACCTGATGGGTATTGTTTTTGTCGCCTTTCAAAAGGTGGAAAAGTTAAGACCTTTAGAGTTAATCGTTTGGTATGGGAAGCCTTTAACGGTCCAATTCCTGATGGTATGCAAGTGAATCACATCAACGAACTGAAGACTGATAATTCAGTCTGGAATCTTAACCTTATGTCTCCAAAAGAGAACCAAAACTATGGCATCTGTATCCGAAAACGTGTGGAAAAACAATCTAAACCTGTCTACCAATATACACTTGATGGCGTTTTAGTCTGTGTATGGGCATCTGTCAATGAAGCAGGAAGAAATGGGTTTAGCCGAGGCTGTATTTCTGAATGTTGCAACGGTAAACGCAAATCCTACAAAGGTTTCCTATGGAGTTACACCCCTCTCAATTAAGATTGGGGTGTAATTATTCCATGATTAGTTGCTTGCCACGGTGTTGATAATGAGTGCTGTATTTGCACTATCATAGGTGATTTCAGGCACAAATGGAGTGTTTGAAAGGTCGTTATAACTTCCGCTTGTTGCCACAGAAGCCAAATCAGCCGAATTTGCTTTATTCCCCAAAGCGGTAGTAATCACACGGTTTTCAACCGGATTCTCAGAAGATGTGCTTAACTCAGAGTCAACTGTAATCTGAGTGCCTGGGTCAATCGTGATATTACCCTCACCTAAGATGCTCTGGTTGTTGATGGTCTTGATGTTTGTACCGGATACAAGTGTTGCCTGTTTGCCGCCCAATGCTGTATCCACCTCATTCTTGGTGTAGTAGTTAGCAGGATTGAAGATGTCAGTAAGGGCAATGTTGATTGCTTGTTTACCGGCATCAGTGTTGAAAGTAATAACGAGGTAGCCATTAGAAATCTCTACGTTGTCAACCATACCGTCCTTAACGAAAGCGGTAGCGTCGATGTAAGCCTTGATATTACCGGCATCAGATGTAGAACCGTGATAGAAATTGATTCGTTTGGTATTGCTGTCATATACTGCTCCATCGAAGAAGTTTGCTGTTGCAGTGCTTATCTGGCTTGGCACTGAACTGTCAAGAATTGTGTAGTCTACACCATTCAGTTTTAATTTATCAATATTCATTGTATAAAATATATTTTATATGATTATTTTAATTTTGAAAATTGTATTTGTTTTCACAAAGTCAAAAACCTGCGAAACCTACCGAGCCTACACGCGAAGGAACGCCCTAACACGGAGGTTGCCGCCGTCCTTACCGCCGTTGAACACGAAACCATAGGACGCACTCACATACCAAGCGTTGCTGATATTGCACTCTGAACTTGACCAACAGTTGCTATTATCAATCAATTCGCTACCATTCATACCCAATGTACTACCGGCATTGTAAATCTTATCGGCAGATGCCTTGATTACCGTCTGATTCTCATATACCTTGTATAATTCACCGGCACCGCCTACATACCAATCGCCGGCTGTTGTTCCTTCTGTCACGAAGGCTTGGATTGCACCGCCTATACAACCAGTGATATTGTCAGTACTGTGTGATGTGTCATAAGCCTTGATAGCATTGATGATTGCAGTTGTATTAGATTTTCCGTCGAAATCAGTCTTGGCAAGGTCTCCTGTAGAATATTTGGTGATACCCCAATCAATAGATGCGTTTTGCCATTTTAAATTTACATTACTCGTTGTCTTAGAACCGTCGGCTGCTACTCCGAAGTTACTCATAACAGTCAAACCGGCTGCTGATTCATCTGCAATAGCAATACCGATAATAGGGTATAATGCTGTAGGATAGTCCGTGAGATTCCAATTCTCTGCTGTAACGACGATTTTCTGTCCTTCTGCCACGTCATAAAGGCAGATGTCACCGGCATGTGCGCCATACAATGCCCTGTGATAGTGTACTTCACCTAATTCGTCAACCAATGAAACATTAGGTAAGTCAAGTGATGGGAGTGCTGTCTGGTATTCAGCCTCTGTCTGAAAGTGTGTGATATATTTACTCATTTTGTCCTGCAATTTGATGTAATATTTTTATTTTTAACTTAATTTATCCAATACAAGTGTAGTTCCGGATACAGATGCCTTTACTGCATCGTCATTCACGGTATCTATCTGTGTCTGAAGGTTATTGTCTCCCTGTACCCTTGCAGCACTCTCGTTTGCGATTAACTGTCTGATTTCTGTATCGTCATAGTCACCGCCACCTCCGCCTCCACCGGATGAAGAGTTTGAGACAGCATCGAACTGTGCCACTATGCTTTCCTTGGTTACTGTGGCTCCTGCAATCCTTATCTGGCTGATTCTTCCGCTGCAATACACGTTGTTATTTGCAGATGAACGGAATGTGACCATATCGGATGAGTCAAGTACCATAATCAGCGAGTTAAGCGGTACTGTTATCTTGCCGTTGTTTGGAAAATACTTATTGTCCGTGCCGGTGAACACCACTGAATTATTGCTTTTGGTTATCTCTAACATCTTTTATCTTAGATTATCTGTATTATATTCTGAATCGTCTCCAATGCGTCTGCACCGGCCATATTGCAGTCATCATATCTGAAAGAGATTATAGTCTGTCTCGATGCTGCAAGTTTCACATCTACGGATTGGTCTTCACCGCTGTTTCCGTGCAGCCATATAGTGCCCTTCGGAAAAGCCCATGTCCTTTCTCCGTTGGTAATGACCACTGTATTGTTCTGGTTTGAAATGTTATACATTGTATCCTATACTGTGTGTTATAACTTTATTCTTATATTAAATACATTTTGCTTTATGTTGCATCCACTATTGTCCAACCGGATGGAATACCATTATTACCGGCAATCCAACATCGTTTGAGATTTGTCTTTTAAGTTTCTTGTATTTGTCTGCCATTATTTTAAACTAATTAGTTTTTTATTTATGATATTGCTTGGATTCGGCTTGCATATGAACTCCAACCGGACGCTGCCTTGTATGCTTCAACTGACTCAGCCGGTACATAAATTATTTTACTTGATGATGTGTTTTTAAATATTTCAGAGCCGGCTGTGGCTGTAGGTGGTGTAGTTGCAAACACAGTAATAGAGGAAAGACTTGTACATCCTTCGAATACATAGTCACCAAGCGTCGTTACTGTCGCAGGTATAGTTATACTTTGTAATGAAGTACAACCTCTGAATACCCATTTTCCAAGTGTCTGCACATTACCGAGATTTACAGATGTAATACCTTCACATTCTTTAAATGTGTTTATTTTTAATTCTGTTACACCTGAAGGTATTACAACAGAAGTTATAGCATCACATCCGGCAAACGCACCTTCCCCAATTGAAGTGACAGTTGAAGGTATACTATAATTTAATTTTGTACAAGCCAAAAAAGCCGAGTCTCCAATTGTTGTTACTGCTCCTAAATTAAGTGATGTTAATTCATAGCAAGAACCAAACGCTCTATAACCTATAGTCGTTGCGTTGGGGCATGATACAGATGTGAGCAGACTGCAATAATTGAAATCAGTGTCTGCTATTCCTGTCATTCCGGAAGCACTGAATGCCGTTATTTTTGTTTCCACAAAAGCAGACCCCTGCGAAGTTGTAACACTTGAAGGTACAGTAACGCTTGTAAGATTTTTAGCACCTGAAAAACAGGCAGACCCTAATGTTGTAACTGCGTTGCTTATTTCTGCCGTTAAGAGTTTCCCAATATAATAGTTAGAACTACTTGCGGCATAACCTCCTGTTTCTCTTCTTGTCAGAATACCAGTTGAGTCATTTGTTACATACATATCTTTATCGTTTTGGTATACTAAATATGCCTTATTAGGTGGTATATATCCACAATCTGTCGAATCAGATTCAATCAATGTAGAACCGGCTCTTGTATTACCTGTGTCTGTCCAGTGTTCTCCACCATCTGTACTCTGCTGTTCCTTCTCCTTGTTATACTTATCAAATCCTACACATACATATCCTGTATCATCAACCCATCTGTAAGCAACATATCCGCAATCGGTTGAGTTCTGTTCGATAAGGGTAGAACCGACCCTTGTATTACCGGTATCTGCCCATGAAATACCTGAATTGTAACTGACTTGTTCCTTCTCTTTGTTGTATTTGTCAAATCCAACACAAACATATCCGGTATCTGCAACCCATTGTGTCATTTCGGTGGTGTTTTCCTCACAGATATAACCTGATACTGTTCTCCATTCGACGTTGTTACAGTCCGGAGAATCCCTTTCTATCAATTCTCCGGTTATATATTCATATGGAATCATGTCCTGCCATGTCATTCCACCATCGTTTGAGACCTGTCTTTTAAGTTTCTTGTACTTGTCTGCCATTTATCTATGTTTTTTAAACATTATATTTATAAAAAATTGTAAGTCTGAACAATACTTTCAACGAACCTCTTACATAACCATTGTCATAATATACTTTTACAGTTGGACCGGTAACTGTTGCTATATAGTTTTCATCACTATAACCGTCAAATGATGGAACTGATGAATCAAAACTTGTAACAACGATAAACCAACTATTATGTTTAGGTGTAAAGGTATGATGCATTGTTATTGACTTCTCAACATCGTCTATTTGAGAACCTGCAAAGGTGAAAGTACCATAGTTACTTGTACCTGCTTGGAATCTTAATCCACCCCACGATGACGGACTTCCCTGCCATACAGGATTATCACTTGTTGAACCGGGGAAACACTGTCGCTGTACATCCTCGTCAGTGGTTACTTTTATATATAGTTCAGTCCCGTTTTCAACCCAAGCCTTGTATGGAAGGTTAACATTATCTCCAAAAGACCATTGAGTATGGCCATATCTAAGCAATGCCCCCTGACAATCCTCTGAATCATGTTCGATAAGTGTAGAACCGGCTTTTGTTGCACCGGTATCAGTCCATGTATTACCGGAATCATAACTTATCTGTTCTTTTTCTTTGTTCTTTTTGTCATATCCTACACAAACATAACCGGTATCTGCAACCCATCTTGTTATAGGTGTAGGTACATATCCGCAATCAGTTGAATTGGCTTCTATCAGAGTACTTCCGGCTCTTGTATTACCAGTGTCTGTCCAGTTAGTTCCGTCAGTCGATGACTGTTCCTTCTCCAAATTGTATTTGTCAGTTCCAACGCATGAATATTGACCGGAAACAGTGACCCATCTTGTAGATGCACATGAAGATGAAGAGACTTCGATAAGAGAACCTGCACGTGTATTGCCGGTGTCTGTCCAGTTAGTCCCGTCCGTTGAAGATTGTTCCTTTTCTTTCGTGTATTTTGAAGTACCTACACATACATATTCTCCCGATACAGTGACCCATCTTGTAACCGAAGTGTCACAACCACAGTCGGCAGAGTTCTTTTCTATGAAATTTCCCTCACGTGTCTCACCGGTATCCTCCCAATGCACGCCGTTATCCAACGAATACTGCTGCTTCTGCTTGGTGTACTTGTCTGCACGTCCGCATTTGAATACACATACATATTCTCCCGATACAGTGACCCATTGGTACATCACTCCGCAATCAACTGAAAGCAGTTCAACTATACTTCCCGCCCTTGTCCTTCCGGTAGGTACGTTATTCGCATATTCAGCCTCTTTGAGACATTTCGTCGTTCCATTGCAGATGTATTCGCCATATACAACTCTCCAATCGTTGTCTGCGCCTGAACACTGTGAAGCGGACGGCTCGATAACGGCTGCTCGTCTTGTGTTACCTGTGTCAGCCCATGTAGCACCATCGTCATAACTTATCTGCTCTTTCTCCATAGACCAAAGGTCTCCATTATAACAAACGGTCTGGGGAATGGAAACCCACCTTGTATTTGTAGTACCGCCCATGCAATCGTCATAAGTGTTATAGTCAACATCGTCAACCCTCTCACCCTTTGAATAGACATCGGTAGGCTGACCGTTGATGTATTGCTGTAATCTTGTAAATCTGTAATATGCCATGTCCTAAACGCATAAATAATCATTTTCTACTTCCACATACCTGTACTGTGTTTCTCCCGGCTGTGAACAACCGCATTCAGGGTCATTCTGTAATCTTATAGTTGTTGACCTTGACGTTACTTCCGGGTCGCTCTCATACCATGTCTGTCCACCGTCCTGTGATTCCCACCTGTGAAGAAGATAGTATGTATTACAGCCGTCACACTCATAGTCTGAGCCTAACCGGTATTCATACTGTATCTCCACGTCCTGACACTGTTCTGATTCTTCCTCGATGGGTTCACCTATTCTTGCCTCTCCTGTTTTCTCCCATGTCTGACCACCATCGGTTGAAACTTCATAGTCATCACGCTTGTAAAGATTACCGTCATTACAAAGCGTGTATCCTGTATTGGTATTCCAACGGTATTGTGCATTTGGTGAATATCCACAGTCGGGGTCATTCTGCATTGATAGAGACGTTGCCATCCATTCCTCCGGTTCAACCACATACCATGTATTGAAATCATCGAAACTGTAGCCATACCTTGAAGCATTGTAGGAGTCAACGCCTTGGCATATCTTCTTTCCTGCCCACCAAATCCATCCATATTGGGGTGCCGGTGTATCCTGACAGTCCTCTGAATCATTCTCAATCAACTGGTTTGGTTTATATACATTCTCGTCATACCAGGTAACTCCGCCATCCATAGACCTCTGCAATCTCAGCCTTGACCATTTGTCACCGTTTATGCAGACATATCCGTCAGTTACAATCCATCTGTTGTTGGACGTAGGGTCATCAATAGGCTCACCGCACGCTGTGTCGTTTGTCTTTCTTACAGTACTGCTTCTCTGGCATACTGAAGGGTCGCTCTTGAACCATGCTATGTTGTCATAAGTGTACCATTGGCACTCGATGTAATATGAAGTAGTACCGTCGCATTCATATTGGCTTTCGTCGATAATCATCCTGTACTGCTTCTCTGTCGGTGCTGATGCACATTCAGGACTGCCGGCCTCTACAAGGGTGTCAAACTTCCATTCATCAGTCCATACCCATGTTGCTCCGGCATCGAAACTCTCACGTTTCTTGGAGCATTCATAGTAGTCCCTTCCGTTACATGAATAGAAGCCCGGTATCCATTCATATCTGTAGTTCTCTCCATCACCACCTCCTTCTGTCTTGCATCTTTCATCATCGGAGACAAGCGGTGAACCTGTCCTCTGTTCACCGGTGAATATGTTTATATTGTCCGGTGTATAGCCCTTGTAACGTCTCAGTTTCTTGTAGGAATTATTCTTCTCACAGATATATTCACCGGTCACTTCACGCCATTGGTAGTAGATGATATCCTGATTGATGGTTATATATCCGTCCTCATGGTAGCGTGAACAAAGTTTTATCCTATACTGCTTTCCGTTGTTGGGGTCTGTATTCTCCGGTACATAGATTTCAAGTTTCCTTGTACCATATATCTTCTTGTATGTAATGCCTTCAGGTACTTCGCATACTGTGTAATTGTCGAAACCTTCATAGACATATGTCGTTACTGTCTGTTTCTCTGCCGTGATGTTGTGTATAAAAGGTTTGTACCAATCCGGTTCTTTCTGACAGACAAACTGTATAAGTCCAACATTGTCAAAGGACTGAATATAGCCGGTTCCTGTAACCGGTGTCTCTGTACCGTCTATTGTACAAGTGAACGTCACGTTGTAATTGATGCCTCCGTCACCTGATGTTATGTCGCATTGAATCCAATCCGGCAATGAATGTATCTCCCAAGGACAGGGTCCAAGTACCGGTGTGGTGAAACTCTGTCCAGCATAGGCGAATGTGTACACAGTCTTCGGTATGTATTCAAGTTTACAATTGTCCTTATAACTACAATCATAGTTCTCGAATATCAATGGGAAACCGAAATCCGCATCCCTTGTATATGTACCAACGATATTAAGGTTTGCATAGGTTGATTCATATCCTTCAAGACACATATACCTATCAGTAGGAATCATTGTCTCAGTACACATCTGAACCAAGGTGTAGATTGCCTCTGATTTGCTTATACAGTGATAGTATGCAAGGTTTCTACCTGTGATTGGGTCTTTAATTGGTTGTGTAACCGGCACATACACATCAGTTGTAGAATCAATGAACTCAGGTTCCCTGTCAGAGCAATAGATGATGCTGTTCTGCCCCTGATGGTTCAACGTGATTGTAATTTTATTCATCTCATCCACTGCTTCGGTTGTCTCGATTGTATATGAAGGCTCGAATCCATGCTCAAAACCGGCTGCCACATAGTTGCCCTGTGTGGTTCTGAATGCAATTGCATAGCGGTTCTGTGTGAACTCCACCAGGTTGTATCTCCAATAATATTTGAACTTTTCAAACGGAATTGTGAACTGTAGTCTCTCCGCATACTGTGTACCGTCATACTGCTGTCTGAATTGGAAACTCTGTGGGTCAAAGTCAACCTGATGCATTGCCTCTCCCTTTACACAAGTGATTGTGGTGAACTGTCCGTTCTCGTCCGGGTCTGCAAATGCATAGTTGTATGGTGTAAGCCATAATCCCTCCACGTTTCCGTCCTGATATTTGCAATCCTGACCAATCGTCTCAGTACCATAGACGTTCTGTTCAATATACAGTACCGGATTGTTCGATGAACACTTGAACTTTATCTCCGCATTGTGGCTGTCGTTGTTAGATGAATTGAAATTGTAGGTATATGTAAACTGTGAAGTAAACTCCGGGCTTTGTATGTATTGGCTTCCCATGTTATCTTCTACAACTACATAGTAGTCTTGGAATCTCATCCGGTTGAGAAGCGAAATCCATAACTCGCCCCATTTTTCCCTCAAATTGACAGTAACGGTAGTGTCGAAGTTCAATCTGGTATCAACACTTTCAGTTACCTCCAACTTGGTAGATACTGTTTCGAGTTTAATGCACTGGGATGCTATAATTTGGTTAACTTTGCCGTCGTGGTCATCAATTGTATAAAGGATTCTTGTTGTGTCCTTCGGCAAAAGATACACGACCGACTTAAGATTCCCCATCTTATATTCACATTGGTTTCTTCTGTATTCTGTTATCATTAATGATTTTTAACTAAAAATATTTTTTTATTTGGGGTATTTTTTATACCTTTGCAGTATTTATAATAAATACAAAAAAATGGAGATTTGGAAACCAATTAAAAATTATGAAGGCTATGATGCGTCGAACTATGGGAGAATTAGGAGTTTAGACAGATGGGTAAAATATAGTGATGGCAGATTAAGATTATATAAAGGTAGGATATTAAAACCGGTTAAGAGAAAAGATGGTTATCTGCAAGTCGGTTTGTATAAAGACGGAAAACAAAAACGTCATTCAGTTCACCGCCTCGTTTGGATGGCTTTCAATGGAGATATTCCTGAAGGATATGAGGTCAACCACATCAATGAAATAACTACAGATAACCGGTTGGGCAACCTGAATTTGCTAACGCATGGTGATAATGTCAATTTTGGTACACGCAATAAGAGAATCAAAGAGAAACGTTCACAAATAGTATTTCAGTTGACATATCCCGGACTTGAGTTCATGTGTGAATGGTCATCAGCCAATGAAGCCGGAAGAAACGGATTCAATCAAAGTGCTGTCTCTGAATGTTGCAACGGAAAACGCAAATCCCATAAAGGTGTGACCTTCAGATACAAAGAAACCTACTCGGTGTGAGTAGGTCTTTAATAAATATCAATAGGTGTAGGCTTCAGTGAATATAACTGTGTGTATGGGTTCGGCTTGTACTTTGCAGCCATACAGCGTGCTTTCATTCTCTCAACGTCATATCTATTGATACCGGGATTGAAATAATAATTCCATATCCATTCGTCACCGGTCTTACACTCACAGCATCCTATCTCGTCGTTACCTTTATACAACGGATATAGGTCTGCATTATCGTCAAGAAACTTCTTCAGATATTTCTTCAAGAGTTCCAATTGGTCTCTCAAGCGTCTGCTTACAAAATTAACGTCATTTATTGAAGCACTGTCGCTATTCTCAGACTTGCCTTTAGTTAGGCCAACTTCTGTAAAATGGTATGCCACGAAAGGAAGGCTTTCATAGGTGATGGCAATTGCCTCATATGGGTAAATCTTCAATAACAACGTGCTGTTAAGTTCAGTTACATTATTGTCGTTCACCTGCTGCATCAATTCATTATATAAAGCAACACCGATAACGTCAATAACCCATAACTGTTCAGCAATAGGATAGAACGGTCTTATTTCATCCAAATTGAAATTAAGGGGAATCGGTGAAAACTCACGAAAGTATGCATCGTTTATCAATGTCCAAGGTCTAACTATGTCTGCCATTATTCATCAAGGTTTTTGTTTTTATTTTCAGTCGTTGCACGCTCCGTTGAATCGTTTCGTGTATCCCTTACTTCTTCGTCTTGTGTACCGTTCGTGTCTGTTGTCTCCATGATATTGAAATCAAGAGGCTTCATTATAATCTGTGTGTCGATACCGTTCATCTTTAATACTTTGTTCAAAGTACCTATAAGTTTCTTCCTATTGCTATTAGCAACAGTCTTCATATAGAGATTATATGCAACTGCCAGTACATTACCTCCGCCACCCAATGAAGCACCTTCAATCTTATATCCTATCAAACCCTTTGAAGGTATTCTGTGTGCTGCAACTATTTTATCCACGACACGTTCATTCAATTGTTCAAACAAGTTCACAGAACCATTTGAATCTTTATCTATTTTGACAAATTCAGCCGGTTTCTCATCATCCGAATTCCTGAAATTAATAATAAGGCTTCCGGCATTGTCTGCACCCATATACAAAGCCTTTATGTTCTGCAACACCATTTCACGCTGCTCATCATCGTCAATTCTTGGAAGTGAGAGAATACCGGTTGCAGAGAAGTTGTTCACAACAGTTCTTAAATCATAACGTTCAAGTTCTATTTCAGTCTGAATAGGTTTCAACGCTGCAATGTACTGTGGAACCGGATAATATGCAAGGTCTGTGCAGTAGTCCTGATACACATAGAGATATGCTTGTCCCGATTTCAATTCCTCATCCTCTTGGAAGCCGAATGCAGGAAGTTCAACAGGTGGATATGTCGATGTCATAGTCCAATCCGGACAAACCCAATATGACATTATCACCCCGTCCTCATCACGTTCACTGTATCTTATATCGCCGAATGGCTGATGATATACACTGACGGTTTTCTGGTCATTGTTTAAAATTAATTGTAATGCATAGCCACCGAACAAAAGTAGGTCTTTTGCACACTTTGTGATAATGGAATCCCATGTTTCCTGGTAGTTAGGCACTGTGTCGCCCTCCTTCAAGGACATCGCTTCATAATCAATACCGGAGCCGACTATTGCATCAACGCCAAAATCAATTGCATCTTTATGTGTCACTGAATTATAATACAAGTCACTGAGTCTCTGTGGGTAGTCATTGCGGACACCATAGTTCACCCATCCCATTGCACTTTTCCTGTTCACCGGTGTGTTTTCAATCTGTTTCTCCATCTTGACGGTTATACACGCTGAACCGTTCTTGTTGGAGAATGTTATCTTCGGTTTATTCTTTGAGCCTTTTGGTCTCGCCATATTTTATTATATTTAATAGTTTATTTACTATAAATACAAATAAAAAATAGGATATTAATAAAAAATATCCTATTTTCAAATAAAGAATTATATATAAAAACTAATTAGTTGTACATCTTACTCTGCACCAATAACGGTATTGATAGCGGCCTCAGAAAGAGGAAGTGCGCTTTCCACTGTATTACCGGTAAGTGTTACAACAAGACCTGCTTCAGCAGTTGGGTCACCAGTACCACTGTTGTTCACACCGTCGGCCTGAGCCTCAAGACCGGCAACACGTCCGAGCATGATGTAAGAACCGTCTACCATCTTGACAACTGCAACATATTTACCCAAAGCAAGTGCATCAACCGTGTCAACCATACCTGCGTCATAGGCACTGGAGAAACTAAAGCCAACGCTCTGGATTTTGTACTTGTTACCGTTTCCACCTACGCCCAGGTTGTCTGACCAACTGGCTGAGTTCACAGCCGGTTCGACTTTGTACCAGCGTGCAGTTGTAGCAGAAGAACCTTCACCTGTAGTCTTCATGGTGATAGACTGAACTTCAAGACCTGAACCACCGGTAGGAGTACCTACGGTTGGGTCACCTGCGAGGTCACTTTGGTTTGCCAACCAGATTTCTACAATCTGAGGAAGGCTATAGCCGCAAGATGTTGAACGCTGAAGGTCGTTTTCCAGATTACATTTGATATTTAAAGCCATTGTATTATTCGTTTAAATGTTTATTCTTATAATGTTATTGATTAGACGTGAGAGTAAGCAATTAACTCTGGGAAGAGGATTGCAGTACCGAGGTTGGTGATGATTCTTCCTCTTACAACATCGTCCAAGTTGGTGTCCATCATATCGACAACCTTGATTTGTGTGTGTGCGTCGAACACGTCACAGCCCAGTGTAAGACATTTCTCAGGAGCAACGATGATAGTTGAACGAGACTGTTCAGTAGGCATCACTTGGAATCCATATACAGTGAAGTAGTTACCGTTTCTGCCCCAGTTCTTGAATTGAAGACCTTCACTGTTCAAATCCTGATACAATCTGTTACCGAGTGCAATCTCAAGGTATTTCACGTCGTTCTTGTTCATAAACACCTTGTGAGTGTCGATTGATACCTCTTTCGTTGCAGCAGCGTCGATAGCCTGCATCACAGCAGCCTCAACCTGTGCGATAACGTTCTGAGTTGTGATAGTAGAACCGGTAATATTGATAACGTTTGCATCAGCCTTGAGTTTCTTCTCGATACCGTCAAGAGCATTGAGTTTCTTGTCGCTCGATGCAGTGTCACCCTGCCAGAAAAGTTTTTCATAACCAATTCTTGCACCTTCAAGGACTTTGTTGAGGAACCAGTCACTGAAGTTAGGAACATTCGTGCTTCTGCCAACGCTCTGCAAGATACCTTCGTTAAGGAAAGTATTGCGGAATTCATCCATACAGAACTCGAAACCGAGGTCAATCTTCTCAGGGATGATGTAGTTCTCAGCAAGTGAAGCCTCAGTCGTGTTGCCGAACAAGCACTGGTACTGACGGAAATATGTCTCAACCTCACCGGTGTATACTTTTTCCTTTCCCTTGACGTTCAACATGATGTTGATTGCCCTTTGTTCCAGCAAAGGGAGGACTGCAAGTTGCTGACTCCAAATCTCTGTTGCCTCCTTACCACAATAATTGATATTGTCAAAGGCGTTTGATAATGTACTGTTTGAAATTGTAGCCATTTGCTTATATTGATTAATTTTTTATTCTTATTTTATATTAAATACTTTTTTGAAAAAGTTACCATTTGATGAAGCCCATCTGTGAAAGTTGTTCGATTGCACTGAACTTCTGATTACCTGCACCGGCCTTTGTATTAGGCTTTGCTGATGGTTGTTTAGCCAGCTTCTGGTTCTGCTTCTTCAATTCTTCATTCTCTTTCTTGAGGTCATCCACCTCTTGCTGCAATTGGTCAACTACTGCCTGTAAGTCATCTGCGGCATCCTCTGTGGTCTCTGCATTGTCTTCGACCTGCTCGATTACATCTTCTGCAATCTGTTCCTCAGGAGTTGTTTCCTCTGCTGCCTCAACAGTCTCTTTGGTCTCTTTGGTATCTTCCTCATTGGCATCAACCTCTTCAACCACATCTTCGGCTGCTTTTTCCACAACTTCCTCTTGAACCTCTGCATCCTGACCTTCAGCATTGTCGATTGCATCTGAAATTATATTCCGGATATTATCAAGAATTTCATCCATTTTAACGCTTTTCTTAGCCATGATTTTATCTGAATTATGTTTATTATTTTTTATTTCTCTTGTAATCTCTTCCAAGTCACAGAATGCCTCAACAGAGAATCCAGTGTATGTACCTTCCTTGACTTGCGCCCATATCTCATTGTCATCAACCAGACAGCCGCCTACCCATGAGCCTACGGTCACACCTTCAAGACCCAACGCCTTTGACTTGTCATGTTCCAAGTCAGTGACAATCCAACTCTCAGTGAGGGTAAGACCTTCGGCAAAATCCAAATGCTCCTTTGTCCAGTTCCTCTGTGCGAAGTTCTTCATGTATTTCCTTTCAAGCCTTTCAATAGCCTCGCCATCGAACTCAATATAGAACTCTTCGTCTCCATAGGCACGATAGATGGGAAAATCAGCACGAAGAATAACACCATATAACATGTGCTTATCATTCTTTGAAAGATATACAGGTTTAGGTTTCTCCTGTTTAGCCAATGCGACAAATGAACTCTCGACAGCCGGCTGAGATACAACGGAAATGGCGAACACGTCACTTCCACCGGCTTTTACCTTGTATTTTTTAAGTTTATCTGCCATATTTTATTTTTTATTTATTATAAATACATTTTAGAAAAAACTACTTGGTGATTTCAAATGTCATTGGCTGTCCCTTCTTGTAGTAGCCCTCTACTATCTCGTCGAACTTCTTGCACACCTTGCGTGAATCAAGCACTATTCCGACCTTCTTGTTATATCCGAGCAATACACATCCGGAAGAATCATTTGCTGTGTTTCCGCTATGCACCCTTATACCTGAGAAGCCCTTAACACCGGTTATCTCCGGCATGAATCTCTTATACTTCGGAGAATATGACCACATAAGTTTATACATGCCATAAGGTATTGCAGTCTCATGCTTTATCTTCTTTTCGAGGATATATTCAACACTCTGCCAGTCATACAACCCTCTGTCCTTGTCCTCTATAGTATCGCAAAAATAGACACCATTGATGTATAAACGACCAATAGTGTATTTGTCCTTGAATGCTATTCGCTTTAATGTAACTCTCATTATTTATTGAAATTAAATGTTATTCCTGCTCCTACGGACAAACCAAATGATTTGTTTATAGGGTCATAACTTGGTCCGGCGAATATGCCGAATCCAAGCGGTTTTCTCTTTTCCTTTACAATAGTGGCTATAGTGTTCGTTACAGTAACGGTATCTTTATGGTTTATATCCAACTTGTACCAGTCTAACCGAACAGCACTAATGTCAATAGTGTAATCTGATGTGCTGTCACGATGAACCACTGCGGTATCACGGATGTATACAACATCGTTTTTATGGATTGTATCATAAACTATTTTATCCTTATATTTTATTTTGCTGAAATACACTGTGTCAGTTGAATATTTCCAATCAACTATTGTGTCTTTCTTCACTATCTCCACTGTCTTCTCTATCTCCTTCGCCGGCTGTGTAATAATCCATATATTCAGCATCACTGAAATCGTCAGCAGCACTGCGAGTATGATGTTTCCTCTTTCTTTCATATTCATGTTCCCTTCTGTCCAAATCCCTTATTTTCTTGTCTACCTGTACCTGCATGTCCACCAACTGGTTCTTCACCATCATACCTATTCCATAGATACCAAGTGCAGAGCCGATGAACAACGTGCTTGCCGACAATACACCCATTCCAATCTCATGCATTATGAAGAACGACAGGAAAGCCAATACCACACCGGCTATAATCAGCAGCACAGACATACTATACTGTATTTTCAAGCGGAAATCCGCCTTATTCCAGGTAAGACCTTCCTGATATAATATTTCTGTCATTTTTTAACCTTAATCCTTTTACATAAATACAAA